AACAGCTCTTGCTGTAGCATCACTACCACCGCCGCCTTCTATTTTAATATGAGCAGTAGAATAATCAGTACCTTTTGCTGTAACTGTAATAGCTGTAACAGCTCCAGCAGAAATAGTAGCAGTTGCAGTTGCGTTAACTCCAGCACCAGTGATATACACAGTAGGAGCTGTGGTATAACCGGTACCACCAACAGTAACTTCAATTCTTTCAATACCTGCAGCAGTTGTAGAATCTCTTGAAGCTTTTTGGTTTAAGTATTGAGCATAATCGCCTTCTGATAAAGCAACTTCTGCTGCGGCATCGTCTGAATATGATTCAACATTAATAGTTTTAACAGGCATATAAGAAGTTGTAAGGAATTTCTCTGCATCAGCGACGGCCACTGTGTACATGTATTTCCAAATATAACTATCAGATTCTGCTGTTGGAGATGTCAACGTTTGAGTTGGTTCTTGAGTAGATCCAGTTCCAGGAGAGTATACAACTTTATATACTTTAAACTCTGAAGTAATAATATAAAAAGATTTATCAAACATATCAGGATCATTTGAATCCCATTCAACATAGCTAGTGCCAGTTGTCCATGTATGTCTTGGAACAACATGAGATACATCAGCGGCATTAAGCTTTTTAAGCGCAAAGATATTTTCTCTAGCTTCTACTAAAGAATCAATAGTATCGTATGGAGTGAATGGTTCAGTATCAGTTGTGTCTCCTACATTGTAGGACCACGCGTCTGGTTTACCGATTGCTACGAATACGCTTGAACCGGATACTGGTGTGTTAATATCGTCTTTGAAATTTTCTGCATTCAAAGTTCTGAATTTAGAAGTTACTATTGCCGTCATGATTTTTTCCTATTAATTTGTGTGTACAAACGAGTTAACGTTATATTTATTTATATCACTTATCGAAGTACTTTGTAAATCTACGTCACCTAATACTTCTAAAGTTTCATTAAAATCATACAACATATGATTTGTTAATATATTAGTTTTTTGACTATAATAGTCATTTCCTGGCTGGGTTCTATATCCTGTAGGAACTACAGTTACTTCATAACCACCCATGAATTTATCTGATACCGGAGTAGTTTCTGACACTGTCCAGTTTTGACCAGATGTAAGAGCTCCTACTTGTAAGAGATTACCATTGTATAATTTTCTTCCTCGAACTGATGCTACAGTTTGAACAGGATTTGTAACTTTAACAGAATGTGGATCTACATTGGTGTGATTTAATTCTAATATACGAGTAACTTTTTGTTCTTTAACTCTATCTTCGTTCTTGGCTCTTGACGCAATATAAACACCTGGCGTTATAACATAACCAAACCCTGCATTTGTTATAACAGCTGCAGCTATTTCTGTTGGAACCAATTGTACAATTGCTGTTGCGTTACCAGCAATAGATATTGTAGGAACTTCAGTATATCCAGAACCAGGGTTAATAATTTCAATACGAGATATTGAACCATTTTCAATAAACGCGATACCAGTCGCGCCACTGCCATTACCACCTGATATAACGATGTTTGGCTGGCTAGTATATCCACTTCCAATATCTCTAATTTCAATTCTAGCAACTGCAGTTGGTTGTAATGTATATTTACCAATAGCTGTAATATTACTTGCTAGTGGAGCTCCAAGATTATCAACTGATGTTGGAGCATCAAATAATATACCTGGAGGTGTTGAATACTTTTTAGTCGTGTTGGGTATAACATTGATATTAGATATTTTAGATAGATTAGGATTACCCGCAACATTAGCAAACGCTGATGAATAATTAGCTCCAGCATTTGTAATAGTTGCTCCATTAATTTTACCTTGAGCATCAATTGTACATGTAATAACAGCTTGAGTTATTGTTTGACCTGTTATTTCTACACCATTAACTATAATGGTTGGTGCTGTGGCATAACCAAATCCAGGATCAGCAATTTCAACAGCTGTTACTGTATGAGCTCCAGCTCCAGATGACGGAACTGTTAATGAGAATCTTCCTGATCTATGAATATCGACATAAGTAAATGGTAAATATTGTGAAGCAAACATTTCAACAAGTAATGGAATATCTTCAATTCCAATAACACCGGGCTGTAGATCTGGCATTGATGAATATGTAAATCTATTAGTTCGTCCATAACCAAAGTAGCTTTCGCCTGTTAACTGATTATGCTTAGGTCCACCAACATATCTTAATGCTCTTAAAATCTTTTGATCATCACCTAACTCATTACGAGTAGCAAATAACTGAATAAGAATTTCAGCAAAATATTTAAAACCAGCAGGATGAACTAATCGATTATAGAAGTAATCCCAAGATGATAAATTCTGTCCAGTACGTATTAGATATGAGAATTTCTGATATCGTAAACTATCTTGAATTTTAATTGTATCAGACAAGAAACCTTTCTTATCTAAATAGATACCACCCTTTGGAAGAGCTGGGTTTACTTCCCAGTTACCTGATGATGGAATAAGAGTTTCATCCCATGGATATTCGATTTCAACTTCATCTTCAAACAGTAATCTAAAAAATACTTCAATGGAATCTGATGAACCACGAATTTTATAATAATCTGTAATTGCTTTATAGAGATTTCGCTTATTAACTGGAATAGACCGAGGAATAACAGCAGCAATTTCTTTTTGTATAAGTTCTAAATACTGATTTGAAGTCTTATCAATATCCATAGACTCTTCAATCGTATTAAGAGCGTATGAAGCGCCTGGACCAGCCCAATATTTAATTGGAGTTATAAGTGTTGCTTTTTGTGTATTGTAAGAATCTAATCCTACAACACTAAATGTTTTACCAATAGCCGACGTCGATGTAGCAAGAGATCCTGGAAGATTATTACCATTAGTAATAAAAACATTACTACCAGTCATAGGGTATGTAACAATTGTACCAGAGGAATCTGTTATAGTTAGTACAGAATTAGAACCACTTTCATCAGTAAAGAAATGATCGTTTTCATTCTTAGGATCAATAACTCTAAACACAGCTTTATTATCTAATATTGTATCAACGTATGTTTCTACTTCCTGATATATAAACTCTTCTAAGTTCATATAAGTATAATAAGCTTCTAGCAATACTTCAATACCACCAGAATTTTCTAATATATCAGATGGGATTAGCTCAGAAGTTCTTAAATTTTCTTTCGTCTTAGCTTTCGCAGAAGCAACTGATTGGATATATCCTGGTGAAGACATATCCGACGAGAAGAGCGTATTATTAGCGTTATGAGTTCCAGCCATATTATCTTAGCCTTGAAGTAGTTGTATAATCGATAGTTCCTGAAGAACCTGCTACAGATATTGTATCAATACTAGGAGTTATTACTACTCTTAAAGGATCAATAGCAATTAATTGATCTCTCTTTGGACCTAGATCTAATGAATCCGGAACAACTGTAATTCTAATTATATTTGCTGAAGCGTCATCAGGGACAAAGTTATTTAATGTAATTGTTCCTGCTGTTACTTCAACAAGACCAGCATCATTAATAACAGTTACGTTTTCAGAGTTAACAACTTTATATACTATAACCTGTCTATTTGTAGATCCACTAATAGGAATATCACCAAAGAATACTTCATCACCGCCATATACCCATGGAGTTGAAGAGATTATAAAATTAGTAGAAGATCCAGAATTAAAGAATGGAGACGTAAAATCTAGTTTAAAGTTATTATCTAATCCTGCTGCAAGCTTATTAGGAGTAATGTTCATAAACATATATGGTCTTACATTACTATTTTGAATAGAAGGATCTGCATTATCAATTGATTTAAGTAACTGAGAATGTCTAAACACTCCATCAAACTTATTAAGTTCGTTAAAGTTATAATCTGAAATAGCATCTCTTACAACTGCGGTCAATTCAACAGAAGATCTATCTGTTAAGTTTGGATTATATTTAAACGCTACGTCTAATTCTACATATGTAAAGTTAGGATCAACAATAACTGGAGTAATAGATACAACACTCTTACCTTTAAGAATTGTATTCATAATCTCAGTTTTTTCGTTTGTTGTCAATATCTCATTAACCAATGGTTTAATTGAAATATAAACAGCGCCATAATCTGGTGGATCATTATCTTCACCACCCCATGTAGAGATAGACTTAATGTTTGTAAATTCTTTTTGAATGATCGCTCTATAATCATCAGACGTTACAGCTCTATTCTGAGAAGTAAAGGTTAAGGGTGCGTTAAATCTAATAGATTCATTTGTTTCTTTTACTGAACCACCATCAGCTTTAGCTAATGTGGTGATCGTAATATTACCATACCCGCCAATGTTATCAACCATTGAAAATACTTTAGCGCCATTTGAATCTTCGCCATTAGTAAATATATAGTCAAGAGTTACGATGTTATTATTAAGAGGTTTCTTACCAGTTACGCCATCACCAAAATATGTTTCAAAATATTCGTTTGAATTCTCTTGGAGATAGAATACTCGACTTGATGAATTAACATTAAGTAAAGATTCGAATTGTGTATAGTTGTCATAAGACGTTGATTCTTCATTAGCCTGAATAAGTACTCTGAGCGTTGAAGTATCAGCATCGTCATCAGAGATTTGAAACTTCTGATTTTCAATATCGTTATCTACTCTATATAAAAGCTTCTTACGAGTACCTTCAACAATAATTACATTATCAAAAGTAAATGTATTACCATTTGCAGAAAGAACTGCTGATTGTTCGTTAAGAACTACAAAGCGATAGTTACGACCATCGACCTGAGTAGTTAACTTAGAACCTCGTGGAAGAGTAAGCGTTGATGGTATAATACCGGACTCTGTAGATACATCAACAGTAATTGTAATAGTAGCTCGTGGAGCTAGAACTGAACGAGGTATATAACCTAATAGCTTAGCGCGAGTAACAATGTTACCACGAATCTGAGCTGAATCTAAGAATGCTTCGTTTAAAGCAAAGTGTGCGGTCATAGCATTGTAGTGCGTATTATAAGCTAATACGTCTAAGAGTGCAGACAAACCGGATCCTTCGAAATCATGAC